ACAAGACTAACTTCTCTTATGGCTCCATGAATAACATCACTACCCATCTGTTTAAGCTGGTTGGCATAAATAGAGAGTGAACAAATGTCCCCATGCTGAACAGTAGCCTTAACATGCTGTGCTCTGGGAGAATCATTAAATGAACAGTAAGCGTAAACACCTTCTGCACGATTCTCAAGAAGAGCATGTCCTAATACATTTTCAGGATCATTATGGTCATGATTATAAACTAACGGTACAGTCTTTCCATCATTACCACGAAATGCATTGGCCCTAATTACTCTACCATCGGAGCATTTAAGATCATTTCTAGTAGCCCATCCACTGAAATCATACTTCTCCATTTTGAATTTTCCTTTCTTTAAAATTGTTCTACTTCTTCTTGTCCTACTTGTTCTCCTTCTTTTCCTCTCATATCTTCTTTAGATTGACTAATATTAGCATTAATCAATTCATCAGCTCTAGGATCATTAGAAGGTTTAAGTCCTATGATCTGCCTTATTTCATTAGAAGACATGATTTCATTTCTGGTGAACTTATCAGCTAACTCTGCTAACTGACTTGCAGGAACTAGCTTAAATGGATCTCTAAAGAATGCAATAGTTTCCATATTGACATCTCTTTGCTCCGCATTTAGGAACTTTCTTCTAAACTCCTCTACCATACAAGTCATGATAGGTTCTATGGTACGATTGTAATAATTAGTCATTACTTTATCGTCCGCTGTACCATTCAATATTTCTTCAGTGATTGTTAACTGGCTGTAAAGCATTCTTTTTAACCCATCAATCTGATTCCATAATTGATTTTCTATTGGACGATTAAGCTGAGTAATATGTTCCGTACCATCAGTATAGGCAATACCAAGACTTGAAGATGACAATTGGGTCTCTATGTCTTTTCTTCTAGCCTCTGCTTGCTGTCTTCTGGCTGGAGTTTTTATTAAATAAGGTAACTGAATAATTAAATCCAATTTACCTGATCCATTCTTTTCATCTATAGTATCTAACAATGCTAATTTTCTAATTAACCTTTGCGCTGTTGAGTTCGGTTCATTTACAACAGCAAAGAAAGGATTTTCTATTATTGCTACCATTTCTTTAGGTAAAATAATTTCTTCGTGCCTTCCTGTCTCTTCATTGTAAAGATTAATTTTTACATTGTATGGATACCATTGTACTATTTTACCAGTTCTTAAAGTGAATACATCCCAACGATCACCCGTATTTGGATTTATATCAGTATCAACTGGTACTACAGCTACTACCCCATCATTAAACATAGATAAAACTATATCATGTATAAGAAAACGACCCGTCTGGTCTATATTAGCTTGAGTCGAGAAACATTGATTTAATGATGAATGTATTGTCTCATTATATCGTTCTTGATCATCGGTTTTGATGTGTTTTATATCTATAGCTGCACAATCCATCGCAATTCTATTGTAAATAGCCGTTGTAATGGATTTTTCACTACCACTGGTTAATCTCTTACGATCCGGACGATATCCATATGATGAACCAATGTCAGGAAAATAAGTCGGATCTTTATTCATGAACGCATTCCATCCACGAACAACTCTATCTCGTAACGACATATCTATATCTCCTATTTCTTAAGGTTCAAAAGATCCTTTCTTATAAAGCCCTGTCCTTCAGCAAAAGAAACTGCATAGAATTCTTTTGTCGAATATGCAGGATCAATAGTAACTACTGTGTCTTTAGGTAACATAGTAACTATTACTGACTGAGGATTTGCCTCAGCTCTTATGTTAACTAAATCAGCATTGATAGTACCTTTTTCAAGAAGAGGAGCATCATAAACTCTCTCGACAACCGGTTTTTCTTTCTTTACTTCTTTCTTTACTTCTTCGACAACCGATTCTTCGATAATAGGTTCTACTGCTTTGATCTCTTCAGAAACACTTTTCTTTTTAGCCATTACCTACCTCCTAATTTCTTTCTTTTCATTAATTTATTAACAAGTGCTTGAACTTCTGAGTAACGATCACCTAGTTTGTCCATTCTTTCTTGTCCATTACCTAGCTGTCCTCTCATTACTTGCAAGGCCAGTTCTTGTACACTCGCTTCCTTTACATATTTCTCAGTTTGTTCTCTTTCTTCTTTTAGTCTTTGCTCTTCTCTCTGTTTAGCGAGTTCAGCTTCACTTACTTGATTTTGCTGAGAAGATGCACTAACTTCTTTTGAAGATCCTCCAGAAGAAGTTTTTGTTGCTTTTCCTTTTACTTCTTTAGATTCTTTAACTTTCGTAGCTTTTCCAGAACCTTTACCTGTTTCAGTTGCTTGGACGGGTGCTGTAGCTTCATTTTTCTGATTTGCCACTTCCTCATTCGCCTTAGTTTCTTCAACAGCTCTTCTCTTAGCCAATTGAACTTCTGGCAATCTGTCAGATGTTTTATTGTATCTTCTAAGATACTCCATACCTTTATTATAAGCAGCGGATCTTTTCTGATCAGATTCAACGGTACCTAATTGATTAGTTTTAGCAGACTCTTGCCTAGATTTTAATTCCTGTTTACCATCTTTTATATAAACAGGACTTAAACTTTTATTGATCTTAGCATCCTGTTCTCTTGTTTTGGATGTTGTGGTACTGGTCTTATAATAGTAATACCACTTACCGTTTTTCTTTACTTTGCTTACATAAGCATGCTTCTTCCAAGCGCCTTTGGAATGTAACAAATAACCGTGTTCCATAACTAACTCCTTATTCAAATGCATCTGGATTGAGCTTATAAGCAACAAATGCATCCATCATAGCTGCAACATTATCTATCTTTTCTTCATAATGTTTCTTCAGTAATTTTCTATTACCATTTGTATCTTCAATAGTTATACTATTTCCCATAGCAAATTCCATTAATTTCTCATCAAACAGTAACATTCTACCTTCAGCTAAATGTTTTAATTCTCCAAGAGGAACTGACTCTGTTCTAGATCCCTGAGGCACTTTTACAATACCAAATGGACCATTTTCTGTTTCCCAACGATCAACAAATGCTTTTGCATTATATGGATCATAGCCAAAACATCTTACATCGTATTCCATTTTTGTTATGTAATTGTCTAAATCTTCATAAACTTCCATTAGATCCAAATAATTACCTTCAAGAATGATTAAAGAACCCTCATCAATGAATTCCTGGTACTTAATTCTCATAGCTGGAGGCAATCTATCTAATGTGTATGAAGAAATATAGCTTCGAGTCTTGACTCCAAAGTCCCCATTTTGAAGTGGGAACATGAAAGTGAATGCACAGAAGTCATCACCCTGTGACATGTCTGCACCTAATGCACATGGCATACGCCAAAAGCTTCGTTTTCGATGTGGTAGGGTTTCTTCATATGTAAAGAAGTATGTATAACCCTCCATGGGGATTCCGAAACGCTTAGCAAGTATGTCATTTCTTGCAGATGGTGACTTTTCAGCTCTCTCTACATCAAGCTGATATGTCTCATAAGAAACAGTTCTATTAATATTGGGCTGTGCTTTAACCCACATTTCAGGATCTGATACTTCATCGACTGAATCTAGTTTATACCACCAAATTGATACATGATCGTTAACATAATCTCCTTTGAGAATGTCCAACAATTCCATCTTAATGGTGTCACCAGGACCATTACGAACAGTTCCTTCTGAACTAACTGCAACAATCAACCAGTCGTCATTCTTAGAGGCACCCTGTTCAAGTGCACCTATAACATCTTCTCTTATGTCTCCTGATAACCACTCATCGACCGTATTAATCCTACTATTAAGACCCTGCAATTTGTCAATTGTCATAGGTCTAATTTCAACTATAGAACCAGTTAAGAAATTTTCTATACCTTTCTTAGTAGAGGCAAGCTTTACACGATCTGCCTTTGAACCAGTGGTATTATTTAACGAGCCCTCTGTAAGAAATTGAAATAGTGGACCTCTAGATCTTGCTATTGAAATTCTCATAGGTGAGAGAACTTCTTCAGCCTGTTTCATTGTAGGTGCTGTATGCACCTGATGAGTAGATGTCTTATCAACATTTAAGTAATAACTGTGTACGTGAGACTCATACTGAGATTTTGCAGCACCTCTTGCTACTATAAGATACTGCTTATTGATTAATCTCTTCTTTATTGTTTTTGTTACATATGTTCTACGGTTAGGATCATAGATGTCCTTATCTACGAAGTAATACCAACCGAATATTTGTTCTGACCAAAGTTTGAATGTGTCTAATAGATGGAGATCACTTCCATCAGTTAGTGTCAATTCATTTTCGCAGTATAATATGTAACCATTTATGGCTTCATTATCATAGTAAATTTCCGGGTTGGCTATGAGATCATCGATACGATTCATCTCCATAGAGACTTCTCTGTTTACCGGGATCTCCCCTCGTATTACTGCATCACGAAACAAACCATAGTAATAAGGTGTTGCCGTGTTTGATAGTGCCATTATTCAATAATTATCTCCTTATTTATGTTTCTTCACACGATTTACTCTTGCATTTTCTTCTCGAATTTTTGATTTCTGATCTTCATATGCTTTGGCTACAGCAGAACCTCTTTTATATTTTTCAAATTCATTTCTACTTGTAGTTCTGAACATCTGCTCTCTTTCTCTATTTTTTGCAGTTTCTTTCTGATACTCTTTAGCCCTGTATTTTCTGCTATCGTCTCTAGATCCATTAAGAAGATCATTAACTGTTTGTTCAGTAACCTTGGTATCTTTAGGAAGAGTCCACTTCATATCTTCTTCGACAATTGTAATTGTTCCATCTGGATTTGTCTTCATAAATCCATTAGTATTACCAACTCTCCTAAAGTTCTTCTCCCATTCTTCACCTTCGTAATCAAAGTCTTTGTCACCTTCTTTGTATTCTGAGTAAATGTAAACATATTTACCATTTTTACCCATTTTCTTAGAAGTATACTTATGATCTTTCCAAGGACCTTTAGAGTGTATTAAATAATTCTCACTCTGAACCGGTGACTCATCTACAGAATGAATTAAATAACCATATTCGTTCATCGAGTGTCTCATCTCCTTTTTCATAAATTACCTTCTATTATCTTTTTTCCGCTGATCATCTTTCTTTTTATTATCGTTATACCGCTGATAATCAGGCTGATACTGTTTACCACCTCTAAGAGTAGTCCAAGTATTGTTTTTGGTACGAGAATCAGTAACAGTATTAAACACAAGCTGTCCATTTTCATCTTTTATGGCACGACCGCTCATATCTCTAAGAATATCTCCTGGATACATATCCTGATACTTATAAGAATGAGTGGGATCTGATCTTCTCATATCACCCATTTTCTTATTATAAGCATCCACATAAGCATATCTCGAATAATTCTTATAACTATCACTCAATGCTTTATTATCGATCTTGGCTTCAGTAAGATTATTCTTAGCTACAACTGCTCTAAGCTTTGTATCATACTCTTTAATCATTTTTTCTGTAGGACTAAGCATTGCTTCATCTAATTTAGCAAATGCATACCTTTTAAGAGTACTAGTTCCTACATCCATAATCATGTTAGTAACACCAAGATCTTTTGCGGCTCTTAAAAATTTGACACCAGCATTTGGTTTTCCTTGCTGCTGATACCCTTGATTAGGATATTGACCTTGCTGGTACTGTCCCTGAGATCTATCATCTCTTCTCTGATCTTTTCGATTATCTTTTTTTTCAATCTTATTAAGCTCTTTAACAGTGTCAAGATCTTCTTTAGCTTTCTGCTTTCTGATCTTCTTATTTAATTTCTCCTCCTGTTTCTGGGCTTTCAACTTAGCTTTGCTTCGAATGGCATAGGCTTCAGATTCTGCTCTAGCTTTCTTTACTGCTAAGTAATTCTCCTTGCTT